AATGTTAGAGACCCTTCTATTTTCACTGGCGGTCTTACTACTTCACTTACAGGTATGCACTGTGACATTGCAGTACTTGATGATGTTGTGGTCTACGAGAATGCCTATACGGGTGAAGGCAGACAGAAGGTAAAGAGCCAGTACTCGCTCCTCTCCTCTATCGAGGGTGCTAACGCAAAGGAGTGGGTGGTCGGTACTCGCTACCATCCCATCGACTTGTACAACGATCTGATGCAGATGACTGAGGATCAGTATGACGAAGAGGGTAACAAGGTTGGTGAGGACAACATCTACGAGGTCTTCGAGAGAGCCGTAGAGAATATAGGCGACGGTACAGGTGAGTTCCTCTGGCCGAGACAACAGCGCAGAGACGGTAAGTTCTTTGGCTTTGACAGACAGATTCTGGCTAAGAAGAGAGGCCAGTACCTCGACAAGTCTCAGTTCAGAGCGCAGTACTATAACGATCCCTCTGACCCTGACAATGTACCAGTCGGCACTGACAAGTTTCAATACTATGACCGCAAGCATCTAAAGCAGGACAGTGGATTCTGGTTCTACAAAGACAAAAAGCTGAATGTCTTTGCTGCAGTGGACTTCGCCTTCAGCCTCTCTAAGAAGGCAGACTCCACAGCGATTGTTGTAGTCGGGATTGACGCAGACAATAACATCTACGTCCTCGATATCGACAGGTTCAAGACTGACAGAATCTCTGACTACTTCGATCACATCTTTCATTTGGTCAGCAAGTGGTCCTTCAGAAAGATCAGAGCCGAAGTCTCCGTAGCCCAGCAGGCCATTGTGAGACAGCTTAAGGAACTGATCAAGCAGCACGGTCTCAGCCTCTCTGTTGAAGAGTACAGACCCAACAAGCATCAAGGCAGCAAGGAAGAGCGTATCGCTTCGATTCTTGAACCGAGATACGACAACCTGCAAATCTGGCACTATCGCGGCGGTAATATCCAGACTCTTGAAGAAGAACTGATGTCTCGTAACCCGCCTCATGATGACATCAAGGACGCCCTTGCCTCTGCTGTAGACATGGCTGTGAAGCCAGCCAGACAGGTGAATAGAACAAAGACCCAAAATATCGTGTGGGCAGGAAACAGGTTTAGAGGATAACTGAATGGCTGGTACTACCATCGAACTAGACCATATGCTGTCTCCTGACCATGTGGCTACAGAGATCGCAGATCGGTGGCGAGAGTGGTCGAACCTTCGTGAACAGAAGGTCGAAGACTGGAAGGAACTCCGTAACTATCTCTATGCTACGGACACTCGTACGACCAAGAATGCTATGTTGCCTTGGAGCAACAGTACGACCACTCCGAAGCTAACGCAGATCATGGACAACCTCCATGCCAACTACTTTGCTACTCTGTTCCCTCAGCGTCACTGGTTCAAGTTCTATGGTGCCACTGCACCGGACAACACGAAGCAGAAGCGTGATGTAATTCAGGGCTACATGCAGAACAAAGTCAACCAGTCTGACTTTGTTAACGTTGCCTCGACCCTGATCTACGACTACATTCAGTATGGTAATTGCTTTGCTACCGTTGAGTGGGAAGAGAACTACACCTACCTAGAAGAGGAAGGTCTGACTCCCAACTACATTGGACCTAGAATGGTCCGTATCTCTCCCTTCGATATCTGCTTCAACCCTACCGCCTCCTCCTTCGAGAAGACCCCGAAGATCATTCGCTCGATCAAGACATTGGGTGAACTGAAGCGGATGGCTGATACGGATAAAAACATTGAGGCCACATTCAATCGTCTGATGCGTGGACGTGCTGCAGTCAGAGGTTCTGATGCAACCTTTGCTAAGGCTGACGGATACATTGCAGATGGATTCACCTCCATTCAGCAGTACTACGAGTCTGACTACGTAGAAGTCCTGACCTTCTATGGTGACATCTACGACCGTGAGGCTAACGAGTACCACACTTCGCGTATCATGACGATCTTTGACCGTGCTTACCTCGTGTCAAATGAACCGGAGAGAAGCTGGCTGGGCCATTCCCCAATCTTCCACGCAGGCTGGAGACCAAGACCGGATAACCTTTATGCGATGGGGCCTCTTGACAATCTTGTTGGGATGCAGTATCGTATTGACCATCTAGAGAATCTCAAGGCCGACGTGTTTGACCAGATCGCCTATCCGATTCTGAAGATCAGAGGCGACGTTGAGGACTTCGACTTTGCACCCGCATCGCGGATCTATTTGGGCGAAGAGGGTGATGTAGGCTACCTCGCACCGGATGCCACTGCACTGCAGGCTGACCTACAGATTCGTCTTCTCGAAGACAAGATGGAGGAAATGGCTGGAGCACCCCGTCAGGCAATGGGTATCCGCACTGCAGGTGAGAAGACTGCGTTCGAAGTGCAGACTCTCCAGAACGCAGCCAGCCGTATCTTCGAACACAAGACTGCTCACTTCGAGCGTGTATTCCTTGAGCCGATCCTCAACGCGATGCTTGAGATTTCTCGCCGTAACATGAACACGTCTGACGTGATCCGTACAGTAGATGATGCCAGCGGCCTCTCGCTCTTCCGTGAGATCACGAGAGAAGACATCACCGCTAAGGGTAAGATCGTTCCTGTCGGTGCAAGACACTTTGCTGAGAGAGCACGTCGTGTGCAGAACCTACAGCAACTCTACCAACTCAAGCTGCAAGACCCTTCGGTCGCAGCGCACATGAGTGGTAAGGAGTTTGCCCGTATCCTCGCAGAGGAGTTGGGTGAGCCTACGCTCTTCAGTGAGAACGTCATGGTTACTGAACAGCTTGAGACTCAACAGGCCGCACAGGAAGCAGAGATGCTCAATACTGAGCAACTTGCTATCAAAGAGCAGATGGGTATCTAATGCAGTCTATCTGGCTCAAGGGGCACAAGGATAAAGATCAACGCCGTAGAGAAGTGCTTGCCTACCGCAATGCCTTCGATGCGTTGAGAGAGGTTCTCGAACAGGAGTTTAAGAAAAAGCCTGCTGTTCGTGACTACGAGGTTCCTAATTGGGAACTGAGACAGGTGGCAGTCAATGAGTATAACCAATGTCTCGATGATCTGCTTAAACTTCTACAGATTGATAAGGAATAACATATGAGTGTTTTCTCTGAGAGCGGGCAACCGAACCAAACTCAAGAGACCGAGCAGACCACACAGACCACCGAACCTACGGAGTCTTTTGTTGCTAAGCTCGTAGAGGCCAAAGGGGAGAACTGGAAAGACCCTGAAGTCCTTGCTAAAGGTAAGCTAGAAGCAGACCGATACATCAAGGAACTTGAGGATCAACTGAACCAGATGCGTGAGGACCTGAAGAAGGAAGACTACGCAGAAAAGATTCTCCAAGAGATTCGAAATAAGGCCGCAGATACCAGCACTGCGAATCGAACTCTGCCCAACAATGATACTGCTGGCGCTGCACAGGATGTCACACCACAAGCATCCTTGAGTGAGGAAGACCTGAAGAGCCTTGTAGACAAGACGCTCACAGAGCGTGAGAAGCAGAACACTGTAGTTCAAAACATCAGAGTAGTTGATGAAGAGCTACAGCGTCAATACGGTACCGAAGCTCAGAAGACTGTTCTCAAGAAGGCAGAAGAGTTGGGTATCTCGATGACACGGATGAAGGAGCTTGCTGCTGAATCCCCCACTGCTTTCTTCGCACTGATCGGTGAGGGCAAGAAGACTTTTAACCCAATGGTTAATAGCTCTGTCCGCACTGAGGGTGTCAATCTTCAGCCCTCTACGGATCGTGACTGGTCTTACTACCAGAAACTACGTAGGGAAAACCGCGACCTATACTATACCCCCAAGATTCAACAGCAACTTATGCAAGACAAATCACGTCTTGGGGATAAGTTTGGAGCCTAACAGGAGAAACCTAAAATGGCTATGACTACTGCCAATACGACTCTCCTTACTCGCAGCGACATTTGGTCCACCGAGCTTAAGGAAATTCTGCGCGACGAAATGATGGCACAACGCTACGTGCGTATGCTTGAAGGCTTCCCCGACGGGGACACCTTCCACATTCCGTCGATTGGTCAGGCGCAAGTTGACAACTATGCAGAAGACACTGCAGTCACCTACCGTCCGCTTGACACGGGTGAGTTCACCTTCTCCGTTGATAAGTACCTCTCGTCGGCTACTTACATGACGAAGAAGGCCGAACAGGACATCTTCTACGCCAACGAACTGATGAGCCGTTTCGTTCCCGAACAGGAACGTGCGATCATGGAACACTTCGAATCGACCACGATGGCTGCTGCTGAGGCTGGCGTTTCTGCCAACTCGGCTGAAGCAATCGACAGCATTGCACACCGCATTGCTGGTGGTAACTCCGGTGTGATCGAACTGGCTGACTTTGCTTACGCCCGCTATGCTCTGAAGAAGGCCAACGTGCCGGATCAGATGATGGTTGCAGTTGTTGACCCGTCGGTTGAGTTCATTCTCAACACGCTGTCGAACCTCGTCAGCGTCTCGAACAACCCCCGCTTCGAAGGTATTGTTCGTGAGGGTATCGCTTCCGGTATGCGCTTTGTTGCTAACGGCTATGGCTTCGATGTGTACACCAGCAACTATCTTGC